AGTTGTTCATTATAATTAAGTGGAATGATATCATCAATTAAAATAGATCCATTTTTATTTAAAAAATGGATACTATTATTAAAATCTCTTAACACATTTTCTGAGAGATGCATTCCATCAATAAATATCACATCAAAGCTCGTTACACATTTTTCAAAATAATCATCTGAAGTACAAATATGAATATTTTTGTTACTAAATTTTGGGTCAGGATCTACACCTATTTTATTTAAAAAATGGACATTATTAAATGTATATCCGTTTTCTACACCAATTTCTAAATAAGCATTGTCTTTATTTGTTAGTTGATTTATTATTTGATGTCTAGTATTCAACAAGGTATTATATTTGGGTCTTTGTATATCTACATTAATGATTTCGTATTTTTCTGTAGATAAATACATAACTTTAAAATAATTTGTTAGTTCTTCATTTGTATGATCTACTAATGTATAACATTTCATCTTATCTAACTTTAAATAATCTAATCTTGACCATAAATATTCATTTGTACATTTGTTATCTAACAAAATAAAATCATATTTAATTTCAGGATTTTCATTTGTATACATGCTAGTTATTCGTTCTAAATTGCTCAATAAGCTATCATAACCAATAATACAAATTTGATAATTTGAATTGATATTAACTAACAAATTACAATATTTGTTAGTATAAGTTGTCGGATCTCTTAACCAAATTTGAGAATGATTTATTATGTATGTTTCGTCTTCATATGCGTTAAGTTCCTTCATTTTATTATGTATATTATATGTATCATAATATATTGGACTAATATGGGTTGGACCTATACGATTAATTTCCGCATTTCTAATAAGTGAAAAGTTGTTTTCACCTTCATTCATATATTGAATATATCCTAATTTATGAATTTTTGCCATTTTATATCCTTTCTTTTTGTCAGCAGTACTTTCCGTATAACTTTCCGTATAACTTACAGCCGTTCTTAGCAAAATCTCATAATCATCACATATATGTAAATGTTCACAATAATTACCTAATTCTAACAAAAATGTACGACGCCATATTCTTGGATGATTTGGGCAACAAACTAAATGACTCAATGTAATATTATTTATGTTAGGTGTAATATATACTAATCTCCATTTATCTTTATATTTCATAGAATAATATCCACCATATCCTTTACAAATAAAATCACCGTACCATTGATTTTCTCCGGATTCATATGCACAAATAAAATCCATATAAATAAAACCTACTTCTGGACTGCTATCAAATAAATTAGCAGCATCTTGTAAAACATCTGGTAAAATCTCATCATCATGGTCCATTTCTAAAACATATTTTCCCCTACATAAACTAACAGCTTCATTTTTAACATTTCCTATGCTACCATTATTTTGCGAATGTCTATAAAACCGTATACGATTATCATGCTGAAAATGTTTTCTTAAAAACTGAAAATGATTATCATCTGGTGAATCATCCATAATAATCCATTCCCAGTCTTTTAAGGTCTGCGACTTTAAACTATCATAAACCCGCAAAATTTTATGATATGAATTATATGAAGGTGTAAAAAGAGAAAAGGTTGGTCTTAAAAACTCTCTTGATAAAGAGCAATTAGCAATATATTTTATATTAACATATTTATTGAATCGTTCAATGTCTGTCAACTTGGTTAAATGAAGCCGTTTAACAAACATTTTTTTAGAAATAACTTGTAACAATTCATCATTATATTCTTTATCAGATGAACCATAAGTAATTAATAAATGGTAATTCGCATTATGAAGTTTTTCAATCTTTTTTACATTATCAGTAATATAAATACTACAATCAAGTTTTTTTCTATTTTCTATAAAAAATTGATCAATGTAACTATATTGATCACTACGAAAAAATATAATAAATGGAAATTTCATTTGTTATATTTTAATTTGAAATATATTTAAATAATAATAAATAATAAATAATAATAATAATTGTATATTAAAATTCTGGAGTATGTTTTTTAAATATACAGCCTTGAGGTAATAATCCTTTTACTTCTGTCGTGACTGATGCTGGATTTTGAAAATCACAATTGCTCATCCAAATTTTTATAATACAAAAATTCTTTTTAGGTGAAATTGTTATTCCTGTTACACAATTGACAAATGAATATTCTGGGCTAATTGTTTCACCAACAAGTACATAATTTAGTTCTCTCCAAACATCACACACATTTTTATTTGACACTTTGTATGAAAAGCATCCACCATTCCTATTTTTTGAATCTTCCCACATTGGCGTAATCCCTTCTCTCATTACAAATAACATGCTAGATTTTATTAATGGGTCTGGAGTTATGTCAGTTATCACAATAGCATCTTCAAGAGTTTTAAACTCATGTACTTTTTTATAACTTTTAAATGTCCAATCTGAATCTTGAGGTAGATGTGCCCACAAAACCCATTTATTTTGTAATTTATGACTGCTTCCAATATCATTGGAACTAATATTATTTTTCATTATTTTAGTATTGCTTTTAGTATCCATTATTTGTGGTGTAGCCATTATACATATATTAAATCAATTTTTTTAAATTATTTTAATAATATTATTTAATATAATTTAAATAAATTATTTATTATCTGTTTTTTCTAATTCTTTTATATCTTCTAGTTTAATAGTATTTATGTGATACCCATTTTTTTCAATAACAATAGATTGGGTTATATCTAAATAAATCATATTTACTTCATGATCCATTAATTCCAGACTATATGATTTTTTGTCGTCTATAACAAAATTAATATTATTCAATATTACATTTATATAGTACTGTAAAAAAAGTTTGTTAATTACATTTCCTACCAAATAATAATTATATTTATCTGTTTTTAAATTTATGTGATATCGTACATCATTATAATTTAAATATAACGCAATAAATGCGATATCTGATGGCTCTAATTGATTACATATTTCTGGTTCAATGTGATACAATATTTTTTTATTTATGTTTGATGAATAAGAAATTAAAATAACAACTGGAGTTAAAAAATCCATTTTTAAAAAATCTTCATCATATTCCTTTTTTAAAACTGTATTATTTGATATATCAAATAAAATGACCTCTGTTTTTGCTTCGTCTTTTTTAAAAAATGGCAATAAATAATTATATATTTGATTACATTTTATTTGACATACACCATAAAAATAAATAATATTATATGCTAATTTAATTCCAATATTTTGTAATGTATTTTTTATTAAATTTAATCGGTCAGGAAAATATAAATATAAATATAAATATAAAAATATAGTTAGAAATAAATATATTATTTTCATTAACATAGAATATATTGATTGTACTATAATTTTTAAATGGTTTTATATTTCATTATTTATTCATTATTTTCAAAACTTTCATATTGTGGATCAGATGATCCAGTAGGAACATTATTATAATTAGTTGTTTCTTCGCTAGGAGTATCCGAATAAGATGTATCTACATATACATGTTTTACGGTTGTATTTGTTTTAGGTCTATTATACGTTGTAGAAGAATATATCAAATTGCCAGTATTTTGTTCTTCACATTCATCGCATTTAAAATTTAATTTTCCTGTCGCAGCATCTAAACCAAAAACATACAAAAGTATCGCAACTATCACTGACATAAAAATAAATGGAATAAATACAATTATCCATGATACAATTGTCATGCCTGTTTGACATAATGCGTTAAGTAAAAATGTAATGATAATCATTACAATAAATTTAAACAAAGCTGTATTATATAATCCTTTAAAAGTATCTATTACTATTTGAGTTAGTGAAAATGCGATATAAATTAAAGCGGGGGGGCATAAATTAATCATATTTACTTATATTATATTACGAAAAAATTGGTTCGCCATCTTTTATAATTCCTACTTTTTTCCCTACTTCTCCATCTTTATCAACTTCATATAATATTCCATTTTCTTCATCTGTAGCAAAATAAGTTACATCATCTATTTCAATTTCAAAAACTTCCTCATCTTCTTCAGAAACAACTTCCTCATCTTTTGAATCTACTAATTCCTCTTCAGAAACAACTTCCTCATCTTTTGAATCTACTAATTCCTCTTCAGAAACAACTTCCTCTTCTGAATCTACTAATTCCTCTTCAGAAACAACTTCCTCTTCTGAATCTACTAATTCCTCATCTTTTGAATCTACTAATTCCTCTTCAGAAACAACTTCCTCTTCTGAATCTACTAATTCCTCATCTTTTGAATCTACTAATTCCTCTTCAGAAACAACTTCCTCTTCAGAAACAACTTCCTCTTCAGAAACAACTTCTTCTTCAGATTCATCATTTATTATTTCTAAATCTATATTATTATTTTCTCTTTCAGGTTCAGTTTCTTCAATATTTAATTTGATATTTTCTTTTTCTAAGTCTTGTGACAAGCATTGCGACAAGCATTGCGACAAGTCTTCTTTTAATTCTTCTTTTAGTTCTTCTTTTAATTCTTCTTTTAAATCTTCTTCTAAATCTTCAGTATATGTTTCAAGACCTTCAAGTATATTTGAATAATGAAAAAATCCAGGATAAGAATATAATTTAGACTGATTTTTATCAATTTTCTGTTTTAGTGGTTCTATCATTTCAGATTTATTTTCCATGAAAGATAATAATTCATCTAATTTATTTTCTATTCTCTGAAATCTATCATTATGTGATTGTACTTGATTTAAAATATTATCTAATAAATTAGTATAATCTTTACAGTTACAAGAACACTTACTTTCTTTATTTTTAATTTCATCTTCATAAGCCTGAATAACTTTTTGAACAATAGGCAATGATAAAACATCCTTAGGTTCATTATAAGATGTAGATTTACTCATTTGTTGAATCAAATTATTTAATTGCTCAAGAGTAGCCATTTGCATTAATTTATCGATATTAGACATTACTATGTATAATATATTATAATAACATTCGTTTAATATGGTTTAAAAAATATTTAATGTAAATATATATGGAAGATACATATGTTAAGCAAATTATGTCACAAACTACTTATAGTGAACAAGAAGCACGAGAAAAACTACAAGAATTCAATAACGATTTTATGAGAGTCTTAAAAAATTACATGGGAATTCCTGATAAAAAAGAAAATAAACAAATAAAATCTGTAAATCAAGAAATTTATAAACAAATTAGACATAGTTTAGATCAAACAATGAAAGAATACCGAGAAAAAAATCCGGTAAATATTGATCAAGTAATAACAAATTTACAAGAGTCGGAAGAAAGAGAAAAGGACAAGGAAAAAAAATAAGTAATAATATTTTATTTATATTATAAAATATTATTGATCCAAATATATGTAGATTACATGTGATCATAACTCATAAAATTATCATTATCATTATCATTACTAATCATTTTATAATTTGTTGTTGTATTCATTCCAAATTTTTCATTTACTATGGTATTTTTATCTGCCTTTCTTTTTTGCATGCGAGATTTTAATTGATAATTATTATTGGATGGAATAATTTTACTATTTAAAATAAATTCATCATTGTCATCTAGTAATTCGGGCAATATTCTGGTTAATGGCTTATCTACTATAATAAATAATCTTTCATTCCTAAGTAATGATCTATATTCTTGTATAGATAAATTTCCATAAAATTTTTCCAACATATAATGTGGATTTGGTGAAGGTTTAATATTCTTTTTATAATCAAAAATTTTTGAATAAATATGATTAAACAAATGATATCGTTCAAATTTAGTTGAACTATCGATGTTTTCATTCATTAAATATGCTACACCGCATTCTGGACTACAAAAACAACCATATACATGATACGTACCATTAATAAAATGTTTTGGAATATAAATAGGTGGATTATCAAAATCACATGAGTCCCAAAAACAAGCTGATTTTTTATTATTGACATTATTTACATGTAAATTATGCTCTAATTGTTTGAGTTTTCTCCAAGTTTCTTTATTTGTATCTTTTGTTGGTTCATAATCTTCATCGTCTTCATCATCTTCATATTTATTATAATAATTATTTGTAGTATTATTGTTATTTAAAGAATTATTATTTACATTATTATATGTATTTATAGAATTAATATTTTCACTACCAATAACATCATAACACAAATTTTTTGTATTAAATGTATACGATTCTACATTATTAGCATTACTAGTATTTTGTAAATCCTTCATAGAACATTTTAAATGTAGGATGACATTTGGTTTGTCATTTGCAGGAATTTCGGTAGGAACAACTTGTTGTATTATTTTACCACCTTTTGGTTTTCTACCTCTTTTTTTCATTGGTTGTTTCATATCAGGTGTAACAATTTCAGAATCGGAATCAGGATCAGGATCATTTGTTATTTCTAGTTCTAAATGAGGATTTGGGATTATTATAACATTGTTATTATTATTGTTATTATTATTAAAAGAAAGTTCAGTAATATTTAATGTAACATTATCAGACGACAACTTTACAACAGGAGCTACTCCTAATGCGGCCATAAGCTCTTTTTTTGATTTTCTACCTCTTTTTCCCTTTACAGGTACTAAAGTTGACGCATCTGAAACTGATATTGGCAATGGTTCTAAAACTACACTTGA